GTCAAGACCTTACATTATGACTTTTTAAGATTTACGAATCTTGATTTGTCAATGCATGCGATGTCATGCATTATTTTTCTTTTGGACATTTACGAATGTTCAAACAGTTCAAGTGTGTTCCACTTGACAATTATTTGTGTCTTATCAAAGCTCACCTTTTAAAATATAAAACACTTTGTTTATTTGTCAGTATAAGTCAAAATCTGATAGGTACTCAATTTTAGAAAACAATATAAAAATAAAATGAGATTTAATTTCTCGCCAAAAATAGTCAAAATCACAAAATCATTCGTGGCTCGGACCCACGTCTTATTAAAAATTTGAAAAATATAAAATACAAAAATATTGCACCTTTGAATGATTAGATGTTGAATTAATAGAACGTTTTTTTGTTCTAGCTGAATAGCTATTTTTATGATATGGAAGACTTTAGTTAGTCGGAAAATTCCAAGTCATAGATTTTGCAAGTGAAGTAACTAGTCTGAGCGTGAAGCCATTATGAACAGAATTATTAGTATTCTGCTTTAACATTTTAATTAGCAGTGCTTATACGGCTGGCCAGCAGCCTCTTGTGCATAACAAGAATCAAATGATTTATCTGAGTAGATCCCATTATTTTGGGCACTTTGAATTTTGCTCGACAGTTTATCTGGTTAAATTATTTGTGGAACTGGTTTACTTTTTCTTTTTTTTCCACTAGCAACCATGAATAACAACAACAATAGTAATAACGATGCTGTATCCGTCAATTTGACACCAATGCGAATTAAAAGAGAAAGATTTTCTTCTGCTGAATCCACTATGGGGGTAACTACTACACCAACTCCCGTTATTGAAAACAAGAAGAAGAAAAAGAAAAATTCAAGCCATTTAAATGAAAAACTCCCGGCATCTCAGCTCCTTACAAGGAACCAGGTTCGTGCTTCTCAATTATCTACTCCGCTACCATCTGTCAGGAGTATGAATAATAATACGAAGCTTTGGAAAAATAAAGTACATGAAGTCAATGATACTATCAGGACACAATTAGTTGCTGAAGCCAGGAGAAGAAAATACGTTGAGAGACAATCCGGTGTTTATTCACAAGGTTTATTTGACACTAATGTTACATTAGACCCCGACACCTCCGACCAAATTGATGAACTTATTGGAATTTTCAGAAAGTTTTTGGATATAGGCGGCAACTTTAAAGAATCAGTTGGTGACGTTCCATCTATGGTCAAAAATGTCTTAGGAGAAATAAGAGGAAATGCTGAAAAATTGTCCTCACAAGCTACAACCTCAATGGACACATTAGTGGCTAGTGTTGAGGAAAAGCTGTCCAGTGTTCGTGAAGCAGTTTCGACTACCACATCTAGCTTTTTATCAATAGCGGTTCTTATCGCTTCTATAATATGGCACAATTCTGAGAGATCAACAATATCTTTTTCCGGTGTAATTATTGCTACTGGAGGAGCTTTATGGTGTAACAGAACTGTCATTTATAGCATTGTTGACACCGTGAAGACATATCTCAAATCAACAGCACCAAAAGATGAAGATGTTGTTGTGGCACAAATTGGTTTGGATGAAGTGGGAGATATTTCCACGCTTTTAGCTGGAATCATCTCTGCTTGGTCCCTATCAATTTGTCCTAATGCCAAATTACCCATGAAATTATTTGACAATTTAAGTCACATGTCCAAAGTTAAGGAGTCTCTCACAAATATTGTTATTGCAGTCATCTCTACATTAGAAAAATGCTTCAATTACCTTAGATCCTTTTTTATCTCGAGTGACGGTGTTGTTTTTCTAACTTCAGGTCGAGGGGAAATAAATGCTCTAGCTCAAAAGATTAGTGATTTGGAAACTAAGTATTTTGCTAAGGAGCTTCACCTAACAGAATCTAATTACTTACACCTTATAGGTCTGAATGACCAGCTCGATGACATGTTGTTAAGATTGCCTCGTGAGACTCCTCAAACTTTGAGAGATTTCATGAATAGCAAGAAAAACCTACTAAACAAGTTGATGCTGCCATTTATGTCTATTGATTTTAAACGTGAAGGCTATAGACAGGAACCTGTAGCAGTCATGTTGAAAGGAGGTCCAGGTATAGGCAAATCCCAAGTTATTCATTGTTTGACAGCAGCTGTTTGCGGTAAAACGTTGAATGATGAAGACTATGCTAGATTTAAGGAGTCACCAAAAGATTTCGTTTACAATCGCCAAGCAGAGAACAAATATTGGGATGGCTATAATAACCAACTTGTTACTCTGTTTGATGATCTTGGACAATGTACTGATGTTGCAGGAAATCCAGACAATGAATGGATGAATCTCATTAGGGCTATAAACAGTTTTGAATACAATCTACACATGGCTGCATTACCCAAAAAAGGTTTATCTTACTTCAATTCTAAGTTCGTTTTCTGTACAACCAACCTAACTGATTTCAACCCACAGTCAATTATATCGTCTGAAGCTTTTACAAGGCGATGCACCATAAATGTTGTAGCTCGAGTCAAATCAGCTTACTGCAAGGACCCAATGGTAGATGATATGTCAAGAAAAATTGATTGGGAGAAAGTCTCTTCCAGCGGTATTTCACCCAACTTGGGACCTCATTTGCTAGAATTTGTTGACGGCAACATGGTATATGATTTTGATGATCTTGTTTTTAAAGTGATTGAACACAGCAATGCTAGGCAAAATTGGCATGATGCTGCTGTTGTCTCTTTTAACGATTACGCTGATTGGTACAGACATAATGATGGTACTTCTAGTGAATCGACATGTTCAGTTCCAAGTGTCACATTTGCACCAAATCTTCCTAAACCTAATGGAAAAGCAATATTGAATGAAACTCAAGACGGCATCACTTTTAAGGTTGAAAAAGATAGTACTCACGATGACGTGATTGAAACATTAGAAACTAGTTCCAAGTATACAAGATTCATATCACACTTGCTTGCACATCCATCTGTAGTTGTCTTTAACAAAATAGACACTTGGTGCGACTGGCTTAGTAAGTATGGGGTTGTTGAAAAGTCACTCTTAGCTTTGGCTGTTGGAACATGTTTTAAACTTTTCCTCCCTAAATTAACAGACTTTGCCGGTTATGTTTGGCATTATATGTTCGGTGAAGATGCCGTTTTTTCACAATCTCCCTTCAAAGACACTCCATCGAAGAAGACTAGATCCGTTGCTAGAGTGATGAAAATACGACCTCAAGTTGGCGATACTCAATTTCGAGATCATGCCGATTCAATCTTGCGAAAGAATCAGCGCTCTCTTATTATGCACACTCCTAAAGGAAAGAAGTATTTTGGATGTATAACATTTTTGTTTGAGACAGTTTGTATTGTTCCTTATCACTTTGCACAAGAAATATTATGGCAGTATAATTCCATTGACCATGAGCTTGATGGCAAAGATTATTATTTGACTTTGGATTTTCCTGATGAAAGGAAATTTTCTTTAGAAGAATTTTTGAGTGGTTTAGGTTGTGAATCTGCTGATGATGAGTTAATACAACGTGATCTTTGTCTTGTTAAGTTACCAAAAAACAGATGCCCACAAGCTCCAAACATACTTTCTAAATTTGCACGTAATAGTGCTATAGAGCAAAAAAACAGAAATGTTAGCAGTACCTTGATAATTAGAAAACCTGATACCTACGTTTTTTATTCTGTTAGTTCTACTCTCACTACAGATTTGGAAGTTGCTGAAGGTCCACTCGAGAAATACACAGTGAAAACTGCTTGGAATTATAGTAGTCCTACAAGAGCTGGTGATTGTGGAGGATTATTGATGCTTGATAAAGCGAATGGTCATGGTCGCAGAATCATTGGCATACATGTAGCTGGTAATCCTAAGTGCAAAATCGGTTATGCTGCTGTAGTCACATATGAAATGATTGTGGCTAGTGTTAGAGTTTTTGCTGAAGATGAGACCTACGATGAACGATTTACTCCCCTTGAGTTGCAACAGGCAATTGCTCAATCTGGAACGTTTGTAGAAATGTATGAAGGCATAACACCAAATGTTTCTGAATTTGATCCTGATTCGCAAAGTGATGATAGTTTTGATTCTAGTACACATATTGGTAGTGCTTATTCATTTGATTTTAACAAGAAAGTTTATGATCCATCATGGACAGCAAAGCCAGGAACTCCTCATGAATTTGTGTCTTTACCATACCTTGGTGATCTTCAACCTACTTTGAAACCACCAACAAAGACCGCTTTGCAAAAATCCCCTCTTTATAAACAAGAATTTTCAACCAAGGCACCTGCCATGTTGGTTAAGACCGGGGATATTGACCCATGGAAAAAGGCTATTGGTGTATACCAGACCAACAGACCTTGCGGTTATGATGAAGGTTATCTTGACATGGCTATAACTGATGCCGTTCAGACGCTCTTTTGTGGAATGACCGAGTACAAACCATTTACTTTTGAAGAAGCCATTTGCGGTATTGATGATTGTCCTGAGTTTGGTAGTATGAACCGTTCCACTAGTGCAGGTTATCCACACAATTGCAGACCGTACTCTAGCAAAAAAAAGAAAGCTTTCTTTGGAGAAGACACTGATTTTGATCTGAGTAGTTCCGCTTGCAGGGCTCTGAAGAGAAACGTTGTTGTTCTTATTCATCAAATTAAAGAAGGTATTCCTCTCGAAGATCTTCTATTTGTTGATTCTCTTAAAGATGAGTTGAGAACACACGACAAGGTTAAGATTGGTAAAACTCGTCTATTTTCAGGTGCTCCTCTTGAGTTGGTTATTATATCTCGTATGTATTTTGGACCTCTCATGTTGCATGTTGCGAAGTCTCGAATA